CAGTTGCTGTTCTTTCCACCTTGCTCATCTCTTCTCGAGACGGACGCTTGTTTACATCAGTGCCAGCCATGCCAGCGTTAGCCAATGCACGGCCTACAGCAGAGGTTTCGCAGTTCTCCACGTGGGAGGTTCTGTTTACATTGCCAGCACCGCGGACTTCTTCGGCGTACCCGGTGGCGATGCAAACATCTTCAAGCCACAGCTCTGCACGAATCACACAAATGTCTGCACCGGGTGTCGAGACCATGTGCGTGATGGTGCGTCCGTTTGGGTGTTGTGCGAGCCAGCGTGAGTGTCGTGCTGCTACTGGCTCGTAGTCGTCAAGATTAAAGCCCACTGGATGCCTCCTTCTTAGCGAGACGCTTTGCCTTGGCTTCAGCCTTCTTACGCTCAGCTGTTAAAGATGCGAGACCCTCAGCAATCAAAGGTTCAATGACCTTACGAAGCGTGGCAGTGATGTTCTTGTCTTGGTCTCGAAGCATCACATGAGTGATGGCCTGAAACTCATCGGGCGTAAGCCTTACGGCTACCGCGTGTGGTTTGTTGATCATCAAGTTCTCCTTTGATGTTTGTGTTTACTGACCTGAGGTTACACGCCAGTTAGATGCGCCCTTACCATCAGCCCACAGGATGCGAGCTACTTTCAGGTTGCAGGATGGGTCTGTCAGGCTTTTGATGACCTGACGATACGGGCGTTTACACGTCTTAGCAGTGAGAGTACGCCACGAAGAGTTGATTTGAAGTAGCCCGGTGTCGCGTGAGCCGTCACCGTTAACACGGCTGACTGCGTGAGGGATGCACCTTGATTCCCGCCACATGATCCTGTCGAACACGCTGATGGGAAGTCCGTGTTTACGGAGCATGGTGTGCCACTGCTGGCACTTCCACTGGGGTGCAGCTGATTCGAAGTTCCAGTCGTACGGAGGGTCTTGCCAGTGTGTTTCTATGTCGAGGGCTTGGTACATGCCGTAAATAAGGCACCCGAAAAAGGCTAGTAGCGGAACGGTCACGAAGTAAATCATGCGAGCGCCTCTCGTCCTTCGGCGGTGATAGCACAGACCTGCATCGCTGAGCCTGCGCTAGACAGCCTTGTAACGCCCGTAGGGGCGATTAAACCCTTAGCGCGTAGTTCGCTGCACCGTTTCCAGTAGCAGCACTTAGGACGGCTTAGAAGCCCTGAGAACAGTCCTGCCTCTTCATCGGTCAGGCCGTCCCGGTGGGCGTACTCTGCGAGCAGCTGCATCGCCTGAGTGGTTCTGCGTGGCTTTACATCTCCAGCGCCTAGGGCTGAGGTGATGGGGTCTGCACTGCGGAAGAGTGGTAGATCCTCAAACATTGTTGTCTCCTTTGTTGGGGGCTCTTGGTAGCCCGTGTAAACATCATGACACATCTGTAAACACAAGGCGAGCATTTGAGGGGGGCGGAGAGGCTAGGCGCAATGGAGAACTACCTAGCCCCTCCTAGCGACTGACGAAACCAAGCGCCAGCCACGTCTTTACGGCTTCGGAAGAGCTCTCCAAGCCTTCTCAAAAGCCTCAGGTGATTCCCAATCGTTTGACACCTCGACATGGAGCCATGCCCCTCCGGGTGTGCCAGCGTTGTCGGTCTTCGTAAACACCTTCACGCCTGCTTCACCTTCGCCACGGGAACAGCGGTAGCCACGTCCCCATGCGGTCTTGTCCTTCGGGTCTTGCTTCGGGTTCAGAAATGAGTAATCGTGTGCTTCGCAGATCCGCAGCTCTTCGCTATACAGCATGAACCAATCCCACGCCTGTCGAGCGCTAGCGCGTCCTGCACGGGTGGCTGGGTAGCCCATATCTACGGCGTACCCTGTCGCATGCACTGAGAGGTTCTTTGAGCCTCGCATCTGGCGGTTGACATACATCCCAAGGTTGGTGAAACCCCAACGGCGTTTGCAGAGGTCGTAAAACTTCTTGGTTACGGGGTCTGTGGCTTTGCCGTCCCACGCTGGGTAGTAAGGGTATTTACGGCTCATACGCCACTCATATTCGATGGCACCATGACACGGACTTCTTCAGTGCCTGTCGCGGTGATTGCCCATAACTCGTTGTTCGCTGGCAGGGTGAATGTAAACGGCACCGCGTTCTTTTCGGTGAGCATGCCGTTAGCAGCTGTGACTGTTGATCCGCCGAGGTAAACGATTCCTGTGCCGATGACGTGAAGGGATATTTCTCGTTGGTTGACGGATGTGGATACGAGTTTCACGGCTGTGGTGCCGATGGTGTAGGCAGTGCTAATCATGGTGGTGGTGGGTCTTTCGGTTTATCGCGGAGACCATTTGCTGCGAGCAAGCCCACAAGGGCACCACTAAGTGTCATGAGCATGGGCGAGAGTGTTTTGAAGGCTTCAGCATCGAGTTCGGCCATCTCTTGAGGCTGTACCACGAAGAGCAATCCGAAGAGCATTGCCACAACGGAGAACACGAATGAGGCTGTGAGACCGAGGGCAACGATTAGCACGATGCGTGCTTTGACCTCTTCGTTGGTCATGCGGTTTTGGGGTTTCATAAGCATTTCCTTTCGAAGATTCCGTTGGCGGTGGTGGTTTCGCAGTTTTGGCGTGTGCGGTCAGCGCAACTACTCAGGGCTAGGCACAGGGTCAGTGTCAGCAATAGGCGCTTCATGTGTCTCCTCAATCGGTGCTTCAATTTCGTATATTTCTAGACTGCCTGTTGACCAGTCGTGAACGGTTTGTTTTTCTGTGTTGCTCATTAGTTTTGGTATCCAAAGACTTGGTATTCGACTGTGGCGGTTCCTGTGCTTGTAAACAACTGGAAGCCTGTGAACTGGTTAGTAGTTCTGTTTGCACCGCCCACGATGTACGGAAACGAAAAGTTCGCATTCAGAATGGTGCCCGTATGCATTGTGAAATCAGCCTTGTTCGGGTTGTAAATGTCAAAAGACAACGCGGTCATACTTGAGCTGCCAATGCCGAAAAACTGAGCGTCATTATTTGAGCGTTGATAGTAAAGGGTTGCGTCAGCGGAAAAGTCAGCGCCAATACCTGACTGGTAGTAGTTGGTACTAGTGGGAGTGGTTCCTACTAGGTACTTCATATCGACTCGGTTAGTTGCAGAACGAATTGTGACATTCAACAGCACGCGGTACTGCTTGTAGTCCGAGCTAAACACGCCAGTCACATTGCTCGGGGTAGTGGTCAGCGACAAAGTACCGCTAGCCACCTTCCACAAGCCGACAGCGTTCATGTCCTGAGCGCGCAAAACCTCGCCCGCGCTGAATGATGGATAAGTCATACTTACAATCCTAATCTATTCTGATCTAACACACCGAGGGTTGCGCTATCCAACTGGAACGCATACTCAAACGGTGAAAAATACAAAGCCACGCTTGCGCGGTCAGGATAAAACGCAATAGACGTACCTTTAAGCGCTGCCAACACCGTAGAGCCACGAAACGTTATTTCTACGGGTGCGCCAATAATGCTTTTGTATGTTCCGCCGCTAGTGATGTTGGGATAAAAAGTGTCATTAACGCTAGGCATACGCGCCAACGCCACCACCGTAGGGTCAAAAGTTGTATCGGTCGCAATCATAAACGGCGTTAAGGCATTGTTGGAATTAAGTGTTAAAACATAAGTTGCGAGGTCTAAAGCAGCTGCTGTGGTTTCGTTAAAAGTTTGATATTGCAGAGGGTTAAACGGTGCTACACCTATTTGAGCACTTTGTGTCGCCAAGCCAGCGGCCTCAACATTGACCTGTGTAAAACTGTCTCGAACTGATGTTAAATATTCAATGTCGGAATACTTGTATGCGCCGGGAGTGCCAGCATCGCTAAAAGTTATGGGCGCAGACCATTGAAAACCAGTAGGCGAAAATCCAGCCCTTAGACGAACATCCACGTCTGTTCGGTTTTGGTCTATTTCAAAAGCCTCGTATTGCAACTGTCGCATGCAGTCGTTCATTAAGTCAAATGATGATCCGTTATAAGTTTGTGCTGAAATGCGGTTGAAATCATTTTGTACTCCATTAAAACGCACGCCAGCATTGCCAACGGCGGTGCCTAGCGCATTGAATGTCAGTTGGTTAGCAAAATTGTAATTCGTAAAAATATTGGCCGATAACTGCCCAATAGAGCCAACAGCCTCAATAGTTATACGGTCACCGGGTGCTGCCCCTGTGCCACTGTTGTAAGGAATGGCGTACTGACGTTTAACCTCAATAATTTGACCTTGAAAATAACCGTCTGAGGTGTTTGATGAGGTGGCACGCACGTCAATAAATTGTCCACGGGCTAAAGGCAACGCATAACTGTTAGCTGGTATTAACTCCAAACTGAGCGTTAATGGCTGTGTGGGGTCTTGGAAGCGTTGCCTACCACGGGTGATAATTGCCGATTGGATGCCTGTCAGGGCTGTGTAGGTACCGTTTAGCGTTGCCGAGTATGACACCACTGGTGTCGTGTAGGACATTATGCGCCGCCTATGCGAATAGGTACCGCCCCGTGGGTTTGCATGTATTTACGCAAAGCATCTACTACGGCGCGAGGGTCGCCACCGTTGACGTTGATCGTCACGTTGTTTCCGCCACCCATGCCGAACTCACCAGCACGAGACAAAGGCACAACAGCCTCAGGGCCAGCCTCACCAATCATCGCCAGCGTAGGTGCCGTGACAATTCCACCAGCTGCAAGCATCGGGATGTTCGGAACATCAAAACCCTTACCGCCGAAGCCCGGAACCCAACCAGGCACCTTGAAAGACAACTTGCCTACGGTGTTATTCCACAGCGTTGCAATGCCGTTGAAGATGCCCTTGTAAAAACCAAGCACAGTTGAAAAGTAACCCTTGATTAGGTCAATAGATCCGCTGACCGCTGAACCAATAAACCGAAACACCGAGTCGACAACATTGCGGAAACCTTCAAACTTGTTGTAGGCAATAATTAAAGCGCCAACTAAAAGACCAATAGCGATGATGGTCAAGCCGATTGGGTTCATGGCCATGACCGCGTTAAACGCTGCCTGAATCCCTGTAAACGCTTTCGTGGCAGCAGACCAAATAGTCATTGCGCCGTTTACCAAAACAATGGCTCCAGCAAGACCGCCAATGACCCCGGCAATGGTTAAGAACAAACCGCTATTTTCGGATGCCCAATTACCCATTGCAGTTAAGAACGGAAGCACCTTTTCAATGATTGGCAAAAGAGCTGCACCAATGGTTTCCTTAGTCTCAGCGAGGGACACGGAGAGACGTTGAAACTGTCCCTCAGCGGTGTTTGCCTTGGTCGTTGCAGCACCGCCGAAAGTGTCTGCCAGCACAGACATAGCGCCTTCAGCGTCAAGACCCTCTTTAACTAGATCTTTGAGTTTCGGGTCTAACTTTGCTAGTGCCTTAGTGTTACCGCCATAAGCCTTCGCAAGAGCGTCTGTGACCGCTGAGAGCGGCTTACCAGTGGCTGCAGCAATGTCCATCGCCAGCGCAGCACCCTCTTGGGCTTTCTTAAGGTCGCCCGTCTGAGTAACGAGTTTGCCGATAGCCGGGCGAAGCTCATCATCAGTAACACCAAGCAACTTGCCCTGTGTACTAATCCAGTCCTCATTAGCTGCAATCTGTGCGTCAGTCGCTGCAGTGTTTCGCTTTAATGCGTCTGCAAGAAGATCCTGTGCAGCAGCGTCCTCGACTGCGCCCTTCGTAGCGTCAAATAAAGCAGCACCAAGGGTGCCAACCGCAGCAGCAGCAGGCAACAAAGCCTTCTTAAAAGCAAACTTGGTTTTAGCAGCTGCACCGTCAAGCTGGGCAAACTCCTTCTTAGCCTTGTCAATGCCTGACCCGTTGAACTCGGTGACGATGGGGATACTAAGCATTACTTCATCTCTCGGTTTACGCGGTCAACAACACGAAGCGCAAACTCGCCCATGACCTTGGTGGTTTCGGCAATCCTGCTGTAAACAACAGGGCCGATAATGCGAGTACGACCCGGCGACAAAGGCCCAAGAGCATCACCCAACGGGTTAGCGCTCTTGCGTCCAGCGGTCTCAAAAATGGCTGTACCCGTATCACGCTGCACAATGTTGATAGTGCCAGCAGTACGACGGTTCGTGTCAAACACAACGTCCACACCCTTACGAGCCTTGTCGAGACTCCAGGGGAAAACCTTGCGTCCGTTTACCGCTGGGCCAGCCCACTTACGGTTCATACCCGACAGCGGAACAAAACGGTACGCATCCTTGACGGCGTTTACAGCAGGGGCTCCGATAGCGCGCGCTTCGTTGTTGAACTCTTTACGCAAGCCCGGCTCAATCTTGTTGAGAGATCGGATGGCTTCGTTAATGCCTAAAACACTGATGTCTGTGCTAACGGCCACGTTTCGCCTCCTTTGCTCTCTGCTTTAGCACATCCAACATGGTGTGCAGCTCTTGTGTATCGAATGGGATCTGATGAGGCCAGAACCCCGTCTCCACTGCTAACTCGCAGAGGGTTCGGAGGTAAGAGCCTCTTCCGTAGGGTTTGCGGTGTCCTCGCTGACAACCTCGACCGATACCAGTTTCTTGATGTAATCATCAAACACTGCTGGGACGGTGATGCCGTTCTGCTTAGCACCTTCAAACGCAAGGAAGGCTAAATGTTCCATGGCGACACCGGAGGCAAGGTCAGATGCGCGGATCTTGAACTTGCGCTCCAGCGCCACAATGGAAAACAAGTTGGTGGTGACCTGATAGGTCTGCCCGTCTTGTTGTTCTACGTTGAGTGTGATTTTCATAGGTTCTCCTCTATGTGTTGTTTACGGGTTTACGAAGCGTCGCGAGCCCATGTGCCGCCTGTGAAGGTGGCCTCAACTGTGGCGAGTTCGCCAACGGTGGAGTTGATTGGGGTGAAGTCAGCCAACATACAGTTGGTGATGGTGTACTCAGGGTTAGTCGCTGATTCGGTTGTGCCCGATGGCGAGATGACCAGAGTGGTGGTGCCTGTGCCCACGCAGCTTGCCAAAATTGCTTCGACTTCTGCAGCGCCATAGCTGAGGAACAGAGTCATTGACACTTCGACATTCTGAAGACCGCCAGTGAAGCGGTGTCCTGTGTCGCCGAAAGCGGTGGACTCAAGAGAGTCCTGACCAATCATGAGGCTCACAGCGTTTGCTTGGTCGCTGAGGTCAGTGGTTGTTGCGCCCTGCGTGATGTTGATTGTGCAGTTTCCGAGGAATGTGGTTGTCGCCATGGTGGCTCCTTTGTTAGTTGCGCCGTACGGCGACGGCAACGGTTAAGTCATAAGAGGGCAGGTCTTGCCCTCCGATGGATACGAGGCCCGGACGAAGATCCGTGACCGCGATTGGTGAGTTCATTATCTGATCTGCGATTGTCATGAGGTAGTCGCCAGCGTCTTGATTGCCCGGAGGCGGTGCAAGAACACGAAGACGTATGTCGATGTTGCCCACGTTGTATGTAAACGCTGTGACCGTTGGAAGTTCAATCAGAACCGACATTGGGCGAGCGTTACGAGGGTCTGTGATGGGGACAAGGCTGAGCGCGGTCAGTTGTGTCTTTACTGCGTTTACAGCGTCAACAAGAATCCCCGATGCAGGCATTAGGCGACCTGTGCCCTGCCACAGCCGAGCAGCTGCATGATGCGGTGAAGCGTCACTGGCATAGGCAAGTTGCCCATACCGTCAAAGCCACCGTACGAATCACCCGAAGTTCCGCGTTCGCGGTACAAGGTTGCTGCATACATGGTGGCACCGAGTTCGACATCTGCACTGGGGACAGTGCTTTGCGAGTCGGTATAGCCAGCCTCACGGCGTTTGCGGTAGCACCAAGCGTTAGACGCGCTGACACACTTAGCCACAAAGGCTGTGTCGTTAGCGGTCGCCACGTCAATACCCAACCATGACAACACCAGCGCCGAAGTCGTCCACGTTACGGAAACGGTGTACGTGACCGTTCCCGTTGCTGTGTCGTAAACAACATTCGAGCCAGTGTTGGCATAGATGATCTGATTCGGCTTAGACACGTCATAGTCAAACTCGAGGATGCCGTACTCGTCAACGCGGACAAGTTCGTATGGCTCAATAGAGATGACGGTTTGCGAACCATTAAAGGTTGTGTCAACCACGCCAGCCACTGTGATTGTGTCACCGGGCTGAACCTCGGCAAGGGTCAGGGTCTGCACGGCTGCGAAGTTGTCAACGCGCGCAGCGTAAACAATTTGACTAACAGACATACAGACCCTTTCCCTACTACCTAGTGATTATGTGAGTTTGACGAACTTGGTTGCGTCAATCATCAACGTGGCGAAATAGCCATGGAACGAGAGAACTCGCGACAGTGTTGATGGGGACTCAAGGGTGAGGGCACCCTTTTGCTGTTCGAAGATTTCGAAGCCTGATGGATCACCAACGATGACGGTGTCGGCAGCGAAGTTGCGGTCAACAACACAGGTGAGACCGAAAGCGGTTCCTGCGAATGTTGATGCGTTTGCCGTGCCGAGGGCGTTCATTGGGCCAATCTCTGGGAACAACGGACGACCTGTGGTGTCAACCAACTGACCAAGCGCCGCATACATGTTTGGCGAAAGGAACAGGTGGGTTGGCAAGTTGCCGTTTGAGTTCGTCAAGATTGTTGACGCAGCTGCGTAGATGTCTGCAACCCATTCAGCAGGTGAAGTTGGGTCGGTCAACACTGCGGACTGTGTCACGCCTGCAAGAAGGTTGTCGGCTGCAACGTTGTCGGTGGTGTTCGCATAAATGCGTCCCATGTCGTCAAGGATGAGCGACACAACTGCTGGGTCTGTCCACTCTTCGTCCTGAAGGCTCAAGTTTACATAGCCACCGTAGGTGCCCTTTGTAACTTGATTGTCGGTGACAACGTATGTGCCTGACTGAAGCGCTGCGTTTTCAGCAGACTGTGCAGCCATGGAAACATGAGTTGTGACCTCGGGACGGATAAAGACTTTGCCTGAGCCGGGCATTGCCTTAGCGCCGATTGCGTCAACTACTGGACGGCGTCCAATAAAGTTGTTGTAAACAGGCTGGACAATTGGCAATGGCAAAACGCCGGGTGTGTCAGAGGTTGTCACGTCAGGTGCAGCAGCTTGAAGTGCTGCGGACATGTCAAGCCACTGTGATCCGCCAGCCATTGCAGCAGCGATGTACTCGGCAGCGGTTGGCAACTTGACCTCACGCTTTGCAGCCGCAAAAAGCGGTGCGGTTGGGACGATTTCAGCCGAAGCCTCAACCGTTGGGGTTACTTCAGACATGGTTTCCTCCTCAGGAATGTCTAGGGGTTGGGGTTCGACAACTTCTTCTTCTGACTCTTCGTCAGGCTGGGAAGCAGCGATTTCTGGAGACAACCATCGTTCCGTTCTTGTCGTATTTGAACTTCACGGGAATAGCGCCAACACTTACGGAGTCGTAAGCGCCAGCCTTCACAAGTTCAATAGCCTCATCAGAGGCGCGAGTATTAGCAAACTTTGCTGTAAACAACAGACCTTCTTCGGCCTCTACCAGTTCGGTAACAACACCACGCAGCTGCGTCATGTCATGACCCTCAAGAAGTTTTGGGGCTTTAGCGTTTACATCGAAAGCGCCACGCTTAAAAGCAACGGCCTCACCCGAGGACACCACTGCTGGAGTGTCCCAAGGAACAGCCACACCCGTGATTGTTCGGGGGCTGTCCTCGCCAGCGGCAGCGTCCAAGGTGACAGGCACAGCTACAAACTCAATCTTCATAGTTCCTCATCTGTTTCGTTATTAGGCATTCCGTCAGGTGAACGGTCTTCGGATCCTTCGTAGTCCTCGATATCAAACTCTACATACCGATTTCGTGGCAAAACTTGAGCGCTGGAAAGGGTTTGCTCAATAGCGTCCATGTAGATACGAGCGCCAAAAAGGTACAAGTCCTGACGTGCCTGCTGTGCGTTTTGATATGTCATGGATGCACCCTCTTGAGGGGCGGACACCATGTAAGCAGGGACATTGCAGAGGCGAGCCATCTCAAGTGATTGATACTTGCGCTGATCAGCAATGACTTCTTGTGGTGAGTGGTTGAACTCTTTGAACTGCACTTGACGAGACAACGCGCCGATGGCGTTTTGTTTACGGGCTGCAGCCCACGCTGAGGCAAGAGATCCAAGGTCATCGCCTGACATGTCTTCGCCGTCAATCTGCTGAAGGTAGCCCGGCACGGTTTCGAGCGCTGCATAGCGGTCGGCTGCTTGGTCAAGATAGATGCTCGTGTTGATGGCGCGCTGTCCAGTTTTCAAGATGCCCTCGATAGGGCTGATGAACTGGACTACGTCAGAAACCGACACTTTTTGCCCGTTGAACTCTAGTTCGTCAGATGGGCCGTAGAACTGAGGGATTCCGCTTTGCTGAGTGCTTGACATGTTTGCAGCTGGAAGCCATGTAAACGATGCAGGCAAGCCGGTGGAGTAACGGGTGGTTATGTATGCGTAAGCCACACCGTAGAAATACATGTCCGAGAAAATGTTTACATAGAAAAACGAGCGTGAGACTTTTGGGTCAGGTTGTTCCATCCAAGGCTCAAGAGGCAAGTACACCTCGTCATAGTCTTCGCCGTTCCATTGCTTCGAGTAATGCTTCAGACCGACAGAGCCGATAATCCCTGCGAGCAGGTCGCGCGAGCGTGAGACGGTAGGAATACCGAGAGCGCGTACTTCGGCGGAGCCAGTCTGATACGCAATGAAGTTGCCTACATAGGACGCGCCAGCAGCAGCCTGCACAGGTGCAGATGCGAAAGCAGCGGTGTCAACTTTGCGTGAGAAAATACCCATCTCTTCGGAGTCTTACACAAGATTGTTGCAAATGCAACTATCTAGAAGAACCCATCGAAGGTTTATTTGCTTGACCCGGACGAGACACCATCGCCACGGCAACGATGAGACAACGGCAAGCCTCAATCGGCCCCGGTGATCGCTGGGAGGAAATTGACAGAGCGCCACCCTGACCGCGGATTAGCACCGCCCTGTTTACATGCTCCGAAAGTAAAACCTCGCCAGTGTGCTTCACGCGGTCTTCGTTAATCAGACCCTTGACTGTGGACGTGTACTTGTTTATTTCTCCGTAGCCCCATTGCACCGTTCTGCGTTGGTACTTCTCGGGGGTGTGAATAAACAGAGACGGCGTGATAGCCAGCTGCGTTTTTGGTTCACGCTCCAGGGCTTGTGTGATTCGTTCCCACATTTCGGCAATGGACTCGGTCTGAAACTCGACACTGGCGACGATGTCTCCGTCTGTGTTTTTGCGACACCACACCCCGACATATTTTGAGTCGTCCACGGCGGAGTCCACCGCCAGCACCGAAGTCGTGCCGTCCCACTCGGTGTTTACAGTTTGGCGTTTTGCCCATTGCCCCGGCGGAAGCCAAGACGAAGCAGCACTCACCCACATGTTGCAGTGAGCGCGAAGCCACTGAGATCGGTCAGGGCTGGCGTGTGCAGCTCGAAGACTTTTAATCGTGACCGTGCGTGGCATTGAAGGATTGGCGTAGCCCCAATAACGCTCGTCATCAGGTGACACAGAATCGGGAATGCTCCATTCCGCCATGTACAACTCGCCCGGCTCACCCTTGTCAATCTGCCCGATGGCCTGCTCCCTCAGTTTCTTCATCACCGTGGACGACTCATCGCCAGCCGTAGAGACCAACAACGACAGACCCGACTTAACTGCAATCTGGGCAGGCTTCAACGCCCCGAAATAAGCAGCCTCCGTAATCGCCCACAGCTCGTCAACAATCAGAACGTCCACGCCCGAGATGCCGTGCTTCTTTCCTGTTGCAGCCTTGACCAAATACTCGGAGCCGTCCACCATCTTGACGCGATGCCGACCATACGCCCACGTCACTTTGCACAGCCCCGACTCTTCCCACAACTCGAACAGGTCACGCAGATCCTCAAAGACCTCAGTCGCCAACGCAAGTTCGTGAGC